CACACCCACGATCGCCATTACATAGCCTTTCTCCGCTTAATCGCGGCAAGCATCGCCCTAGCCTGGTTATCCGCGTCGGCTCGGGAAGGCTTCTGGCCTTGTGTTCGCGGGCTCTGAATCAGATCCGGTTTCGGCAATTTCTTTGGGGAATTGACTTGCTGGACCACGTGAGTCTGTACCGACACCATATTGGCGAGAAGTAGCAAGAGTTCTTCGGAGTCAGACCAGGACCAATTCTGTGCAGAATCCCCCGGCGAGAACGATGCCCTGAACGCGGACTCTTTGGGGAGCCATACGATCAAGTCTTCGATCTCGGCTAGGGTCCGGGTCCGGATTGCCTCGACAAGCCGGAGCCCGTATTCCCGTTGGAAGTCAGCAGTCAAAGCCGGTTCATGCTCAGCTAGGATCCGGGCTAGACCCTTCACTTTTGGCGGCTCCGCCCAGTCCTTCACTGTATTTCTTGAACAGGACGACAAGCACCTTCAGCGGAGCCTCACCCAGCTTGGCCTGAGCCGCCTCGGGATTGTCCGAGACAAGGACCAAGGCCCGGACGAACTCGGCCCGGAGAGCAGAGACATTCGAGGACTCGTCAAGCTCCGAAAGCTTGGTCTGGATTTCAGAAAGTTCCTGGGTCTCTTCGTCGTTTAGATCCAGGCTCGAACGGAGGCGGATTTCGGTGCCATCCGGAAACTGAATCGGGAACGAAGGATATTCGCGCTCGGCCTCTTCGAGCAGCGCGGTGTAAGCAATGCCAGTCATGATTCTCCTATTTGTCGGTCATGGAAACCCGGACAGGGCCATGACTCCCTGTCCGGGCCGAACATGAAGACCAGCCCTGGACCATTACGGCGGAACTAGTCATTGTATATCAGGAACTCGGGAACAGGTCCGGCGAGATCCAGGTGTAGCGAAGCGGCTTCCCGTTCGGACCGGTCAGGGTCGTCGAGTCCAGGAACCCAGCGTGAACCGGAACCGCGATAGCGTCCTCAATCGAGTCGGTGTCGATATTGTCTCGACCCGTCCAGGACACGTTAGGCGCGTACAGCGCGACACGCTCGGTACCGTCTTCCCAGACGATCAGGAGAGACGTCTTGGTCGTGCCACCATCCGAAGACCCTTCCACCTGGAACGAGCCAGCAGCGTTGCCACCAGTCGTGCCCGTGTACAGAGACAGGATTTCTCGGGTGAACTGGGTAAAGTCCATGTCCACACCGGAAACGACCGGAGCCACAACCTGGCGGATGGCCCGCTTGGTCATAGACCCCTTGGTCGTGACGTCCCCACCCTCACGGGTGAAGCTCGGGGCACCGTTACCCTCTTCGTCACCGACATGGCCACGGATAACCCAGGACCCGCCCGGAGTATCCAGGCTGGCAGCGGCGGGGGCTACAGCATCGACGGCGTTCGTATAAACAACAATTCGACTCGGGAGCACATATCCGTTGTCATTGAGAGCCATTAGGTCAGTCCTTTCTGAGAGATTTTGGCCGATACTGTTTAAGTATTTTCTCGGCCCAATCGCAAAGATCCTTCGGGCGTTGGCCCGTTGGTTGGGTTGTGACCCATAACTCCAGGTTCGAGGGTCGGTTATCGTCCCGCACACCGTTTTTGTGATGCACGTTCTCACCCGGAAGAAGTTCCCGGTTTAGGATCAGACGCATAACCCAGCGATGCTCCGGAACCCAACGACCGAATCGTTTAACGAAACGGTACCCTTCAGGATCCCGGAACGACGCGGAATGCCCCTTTCCCCGAACAGGTTCGGTAAGGACTCCGGTTCGCTCTTTCATGTTTTTATGCGTTAGACACAATCCGGAACTGTACCTAGGGCGAGTACAACTTTCCAGGGTGCACGTGGAGGCACCCGTTTGCTTCCTGATTTGAAGGTAGTGTTTTCGGCACCAACCCTTTGCGTAGTGCGATTTCGTGCACTGGTATATGTGACAATACTTGATCACGATACGCCCCAGTGACTTTTATTGGAGAGTATGAAATCGTACTGAGCAACGGACCGGCCGCAACCGTACGGTAAACCGCCAATATCTTGACGATTCGGATCTACTCGGGTGATAACCCGATGAATGCCCCCTTCAGAAAAGGGCACGCCCCTTGCCGCTTCGAGTGCGGCTTGGATATCGTACGATACCCGAAGCGACTTGTTCTTGCCCGTGTAATCGTCCGCGTCGGTGCAGTACACCACAACCTGAATCGTAGGCCGGTTCGAGTACAGAATATGCGGAGTCGATCCGGCAAGTTGTTCTAGGAACACGTACTTTTCAGCGGACAAGGCTCGGGATTCGAACTTGTCGTAGTTGACATCGGTGAACCCGGCTGCGTTCAAGACTTGCTTGATCAGTGCGCACGGCAGAATGAAGGTCATAGCCTCGATTCCTCCATTGCTCGACGGAGCACGTGCAGACCTTGAACGAATTTCCACTCACCGGCTCCGGGCCCTGCATAGAACCCTGCCACGACGTGGCCCTCTTCAATAGAGAGCGCTGCCGGTCCTACCAGGTTCACGTAATGATCGACTCGGCCCTTGGTCTGGGTAACTTTATGTTCGCCGGATCGGTGATGCGGAGCCAGGTTGGCACGAGCCTTGATCGTGATCCCGTACGTGATATCGCCGAGTTGCTGTTCTAGTTCGTCCGTGTGCGAGATGGTTCGTTCCAAGCTTTTACGGAGCTTGACTTTTTCCATTAGCACAACCCCGGATCCCAGCCAGGGCCCCAATCCCAGGTATCTACCGTAGGAAGGATCGGGACCGGTTCGGGGGTGATTCGAGTACCACCGGTCAAGGGCAGGCCCAAACTCCTGCGTTCCTCGCGGCGAAGATAGACATCGCCCTGGACACGGTTCTGATTCGCGTACCCGGCCGATTCATCCCCCGGGATCAGGTTCTGTACCGCGTCCGGCAACCGGGCTGCACGCTTAACGACGGAGCACTCAACCTTGACAACCAAGGCTTTCCAGTTCGCGTCCGCGATCTTGGCTCCGCCCCCGAGCCGGATAATTTCGGCTTCCGCATCTTCTAGGAAGGCATCGACTTGGATGATTTCTTTCGGAGTCAACGGCCGTCCGATCCGGTCCGCAACATCCGTCGAGGTCGCAACGGCCATTACCTCACCAACTCTCTAACGTTGTCGACGAACACAGATAGCTCTTGCTGGCTCTGACAAGCAAGCTCACGGGCGCGGAGCCTAGCCAGGTCTGACCTCTCCTGGTAGTGGTTCTCGTCCGTTAGAAGCAACCTCAGAGCTTGTTCGTACTTGTCGATGTCGTTCCGGTCGATAAAGATCCCGGCCGAGCCAAGACACTCAGTCAAACCCGGGGTCGGATGTGCGATCACCGGGATCCCGGACACACACGCTTCGGCCGCAACCATCCCGTACGACTCGTACTGGCTAGGCATAAGCACGACACGGGACCGAGCCCAGACATCGCGCATATCCTGAGTAGTCTTCTGGATCAAGACATTATCCAGATCTCGTCTGACTTCTTGCTCGCCGTGAGTCCCGATCACACCAAGGAAGACCGCATCCATACGTTCGGCCAGACGATAGAACGTACCCACACCTTTATTGTCCTGCAAATTCACGAGCGTGACACACGGCCCAGTCTTGTCAACGTAATGCCGGTCAAATTCTAGCGGGGGATGAACGACAATACCCGGAAGCTGGATCGCGTCTTTGACCCAATGCGTGTTGTACACGTTCAGGTCAGCGTTCAATCCGACAATGTCTGGGATGTCGTACCGCTCGTTATGAAACACCGCGACCGTGGCTGCGTTCGGGAATTCCTGGGCAAGCTGATTAGAGACCCGGGCACCCGGTCCGTGATGGGTCACGATCAGATCCGGTTCGAACGGGGGATCAAACCCAACCGTTACTAGGATACCGTCGTATTCGTACTCGTCTACGTAAATCACATCCGGCCCAGCTCCGAACGACAAGACTTCGATCTCGAACTCGTCTTTGGGCAGAGCCGATAACATGTGCTGCAACATCCGCTCGGACCCGGCTGCCAAGTACGGGAACCAACCATGAACCACGGCCAGAACCCGTACTCGACGACCAGATACGTTCGGTTTTCCGATTCTGGGTTTAGGCTCGGCTACACGCCCACCATGCGCCAGAAACCGGCGAATAAGCGGACCGGGTCCGCCCATTCTAGTTCCGGAAGAGGTATAGATTTCCATCAAAGCCCCTTCCGGAACTTAGGATCAGCTAGCAGCCGAAGTGGTGCCAGCCTGGATCTTGACGAACGCGTTCAGATCCGCGACCTGAACACCGATCAACGCTTCCGCACGGAACAGGATCAGGTTCTCCTGCACGGCCGAGTGAGTCGTGCCCGAGTCATCCACGTAGGAACCCTCGCGCGACACGAAGTAGTCGATGCCGCCGACAGTGCCCCACAGAAGCCGAGTCCAGTCGCCCATGTAACCGACGACGCGGGTAGCGCCAGTGCCGGTACGGAGCTTCTTCACAAACTGGCTCGGGTGGCCCAGGAGACGACCCTGACGGAGAACCGCATTGGTCTCGGGACCGACCGGAGTGTCCACGAACAGCGGACGACCCTGAAGGTCAACGGCACCGTTCACGACCGGCTCGACGAACGTGTCAAGAACGGTCCCAGTCAGTTCCTTGTCCGCGTGAACGAGCGTGGAAAGACCCGTGTTGAAGTCCTGCCAGATCCCACCGGTCGCGACCGAGGAAGTGCCAAGGTTGACCGAGTTAGTCACGCTCGACAGAGCGGACTGACCACCGATACCCGCACCAGTCGTGGCCAGGTCATCGAATGCACGGGCAAAAGCTTCCGGCATCTTCTGCTGAATCTTGGCAACGGCGCCTTGCGGGTTGGCACGGAACAGACGGAGCGACATCGGGATGACAACGGCCCATTCACGGACCGTGATGTCACCCT